TTATCTTGAAGGGTTAGTTGATGCGCCATTAACCTGAGCATTATTTCTTTCCCACTCCAGAATATCAGAAAGCCACCAACGATTGGGGTTTCCCTTTATTGTTGGTTTAGGAAATGGTTTGCTGAGGGACTTTGGCTTTCTGTCTGGAGTACTCCAGAAATACAGAGTGCTTCGTGAAATTTTATATCGTTCCAGAATATCTTTGGTTAACAAGATTTCATTTGTTTTTGTAATGTCGTTCATTTTATTCTCCAGTTGAATTGTTTAATCATCGAAAAACCGCCCGAAGGCGGTTGTCAGTTGATTGATGTGCGGCGCATTTTGCGAAGGCTGGCAATATGCTTTTCCTTCTCAATTTCTGCTTTAATCATGTGTAGTTCGTTGTGATCGATTCGCTCAAATTCTGCATTAAATGCGCTAATTGAAGCGGCTCTGGTTCTCCCATCCAGCCTTCGGAAGATTACCTGCGTCAGAGTGATTTTGCAGACTTCAACCGGATAGTTGTTGGCATCGACGAAAGACTGCCCGCGCTGGATTAGAACGAACACCGGTAGTATTCCTTAATTGTCATATCATTTGCACCTCGTTGCTACTGGCTATCGCCATTGCTCCCCAAATACAAAACCAATTTCAGCCAGTGCCTCGTCCATTTTTTCGATGAACTCTGGCACCATTTCGTCAAAACCAGCCATGTATTTTTCATCCCGTTCGACCACGACATAATGCAGTCCTTCACGCTTCATACGCGGGTCATAGTTGGCAAAGTACCAGGCATCTTTTCGTGTCACCCACATGCTGTACTGCACCTGGGCCATGTAAGCCGACTTTATGGCCTCGAAACCACCTAGCCGGAACTTCATGAAATCCCGGGAGGTAAACGGGCATTTCAGCTCAAGGCCGTTGCCATCACTGCATAAACCATCGGGAGAGCAGGCGGTACGCATACTTTCGTCGCGATAGATGATCGGGGATTCAGTAACATTCACGCCGGAAGTGAACTCAAACAGGGTTCTGGCGTCGTTCTCGTACTGTTTTCCCCAGGCCAGCGCCTTAGCGTTAACTTCCGGAGCCACACCGGTGCAAACCTCGGCAAGCAGGGTGTGGAAGTAGGACATTTTCATGTCAGGCCATTTCTTTCCGGAGCGGGGTTTTGCTATCACGTTGTGAACTTCTGAAGCTGTGATGACGCCGAGCCGTAATTTGTGCCACGCATCATCCCCCTGCACGATAGCTCTCACGTCGATCCCGGTACGCTGCAGGATAATGTCCGATGTCATATTGCCACCTTCTGCTCTGCGGCTTTCTGTTTCAGGAATCCAAGAGCTTTCACTGCTTCGTCCTGTTTCAGTTCTGACAATGCACGAATGTCGCGGCGAAATATCTGGGAACAGAGCGGCAATAAGTCGTCATCCCATGTTTTATCCAGGGCGATCAGCAGAGTGTTAATCTCCTGCATGGTTTCATCGTTAACCGGAGTGATGTCGCGTTCCGGCTGATGTTCTGCAGTGTGTGCGGTATTTTCGACAATGCGCTCGGCTTCATCCTTGTCATAGATACCCGCAAATCCGAAGGCCAGCCGGGCACACTGAATCATGGCTTTATGCCGTAACATCCGTTTGGGATGCGACTGCCACGGCCCCGTAATTTCTTTGCCTTCTCGGGTTTTGAATGGTGCGCGGCGACATTCATCCATCCACTCGGTAACGCAGATCGGGTGATTGCGATCTTTGCGGTAAATCCGGCATGTACAGGACTCATTGTCCTGCTCAAAGTCCATGCCATCAAACTGCTGGTTTTCATTGATAATGCGGGACCAGCCATCAACGCCAACCACCGGAACGATGCCGTTCTGCTTGTCAGGGAAGGCGTAAATTTCTTTCGTCCAGGGATTAAGGCCGTACTGGTTGGCGACGATCAACAATGCGATAAATTGCGCATCGCTGGCATCACCTTTAAATGCCGTCTGGCGAAGAGTGGTGATTAGTTCCTGTGGGTCGACAGAATCCATGCCGACACGTTCAGCCAGCTTCCCTGCCAGCGTTGCGAGTGCTGTACTCATCCGTTTTATACCTCTGAATCAATATTAATTTGGTGACGGGCGATGGTTTCAGCCATGTAGCGGATGTGTTCTGCCATGCGTTCCTGAAAATCGACATCGTCATCAAATGCACGGGAAATAGCTTTTTTGCTGGCCCCGTGACGTTGCAGATTATCGATGCATAGCGATTCAAACAGGTGTTGGGGCAGACCTTTTTCCAGGTCGTCTGCCAGCTCAGCTTCAGTTTCTTCACGGGCAATTTGCTGGTAGTGTCGTGCCCATGACTGCTCTTCAATGCGATCGGGGATAAGCCAGGCATTCATGATTTATCACCTCCGAAATTTTCAAGCCTGTTGGCAATCATGATGGCGATATCAGGGATTGCTGGCGCTGTGGCTATACATGCGGGGTTGGCGCACAAACCATAGACGGCGGCAATCACGAGCTGTCTTTTCCAGTCGAGAGTTACTGGCTCAGAATTGGCGTCATCGCCGGACGTATCACTGCCTGGCTCGTTCTGAACAACGGTTTCGCCCTCCTGAGCGGCATCAACAGAGTTTTCCTGAATGATCTTCTCCTCAGTTTGTGCTGAGTCTTCTCCATCAGCGGCGTCATTTTCTCCAAAAGTTTCTGTGTAAGTGCTATCGCCCATTACCGCACTACAGTCAGGGCAGTTACCCCCGCCAGTCTGACCACAGACGCGGCAGTTTTTTTCCAGCTCCGGTTGCGCTACTGGGGCTGGCTGTTGCTCTTCTGGCCCGTTTTGTTGCGTATCCGGGCTGTTTTGTCCCGCTTCTGGGGCAATTTGTTCCACTTTGGACTGATTCTGGTCCTCAGTGTCGCGAGCCTGGATCCCCTTAATCCACTTCGGGTCGGTTGGGTCGCTGATGCCTTCAACGAATTCTCCTCGAGAAGCTGCCAGTAATTTGTCGGCATCGACTGGATTCCTGGGGGGAATGTTTTCCCTGGCTTTATTGAGTTCCTCCCGCAGCTTCTGGTATTTCGTTTCTACAGATGAGACATTTTCCAGTGATTGCGTGTCCTCATTATGTTTAACTGGAATTTTTTCCACTGATTCAGGCGCTGCCTGTTCATTAGCCATTGTGTCTGATGCTTGCTGCTTTTCTTCATCGTTATGTTTCTCTTCTGTTGTTCCGCGCTGCGGCATCGGGGCTGATGAGCGACCGCAGGCAATTTCCACGATCTCCGGATCCGGGTTAGTGTGATCGGTTTCGGTTAACACTTTGTTGAGATACTCAGTCACGCGTGCCGGGATGGCCTCAATGCCGATTGGTGCTTCTTTCACGGAAGCCACCACAATGGCGCGGGAATAATCCAGCCCACCGGGCATGGCGATAAATTTGTCGCGAAAAACAGAAAAGGGCGGCTTATTCTCTGACACGATTTCTTCAACGCGTTTTGCGTGTGCTGGGTGCAGGTTATAAATATCCACATCCATTGAACGGGCCAGAACGCCGGTGGCTACATCTCGTGCGAGTGATGTCTTATCATGTTTGAATCCTTCACCACGATCGGTAATATTTCCGCCGCCAGCGTTAGCACCGGAAGGCGTACGGGTAATGCCTGAAACATAATTTCCGTTCTGCCATTCTTTTGTCAGCAGGCCCTGATCAAGGTAGTCAGTTTTCATCCAGGTGGAAATGAACTTGTCGAATTCAGCCGGGCTGATGCGATGATTTGCAGAGTGGGGGAATGCTTTCCCTACAGATTCAGCCAGGCGACTAAGGTGATAGTTCGTCAGTTTATCCAGTTCATGATGCGCGGCGCGCACAGCAGTAAGCAGGCTCTGAAGGTAACTGTCCTCTGTGTCCATCTCCATACGGATCACGTTATTGCGTTGTTCTGGTGTGGCATGATGCCGGTATTTTCCATCTTCATCTTTGCTGAATAAGAAGAGGTGAAGGAAGCGATGAGTAAGGCTCAGAGTGGCGACGGGAATTTCACACTCAGAACAGTCATCGTCGCTGTCCGGGGATTCGTTTTTCTCCACATCATCCGGAATAGTTCCGTCCGGGTCATCGTTGTCATCGCCAGCAGTTGTGGCATCTTCACCGTTGATGTTGTCATTGAAGGGTATAGCCATCATGGTGATGCCATCTTCCCCGCCTTTTTCATAGCGGTTGCAGAATTCAGTATCAAACACGCCTTCCGGTGGAAGGTCATTCACGACGGGGAAATTTACGCGAACGGGTTTTTTGAAATCATCCTCGTCGTAGCCTGCATCGTCCATGGCTGCAATGCAGCGGGAAACTGCGACAGAAAGTTTTCTGGCATCAGCCCAGAAAAAACCGCCTTTGATGCCAAGGCGTTTTCTGACTTTATCGTTTTTTGCTTCGCAGTGTAGTGCAAAAGTCTGTTTATCAGCGCTCATTGTATTTAAACCTCTGGCTGGATTAGAATTAGAGGCCCTTTGTCTGATTTCTCCGAATACGGTGACGCAGGGAGAAATCCGGTAGCCTGCGCTGCCGGATTTTTATTTCAGTGGAAGGTTGCCTGGTTTGCTGTTTTGTGAGTTGTTTTTCCCTTTTCGTGCTGGCATTCAGAGCAGTCGCACTCAGAATTTTCTCTTGCAAATTCAAGAGCCTGCGCCAGTGTATGGATTTGTTGTGCTCCAATGTTGCTTCTGACGACTTCACATGCAGCATGAATATATGGGCTTGGTGTTTTGCCATTTAACCCACATGAAACCAAACGACTGTCTTTATATTCGTTATTTCCAACTTCTGTAAGCACTGAAAAAGAAAATACAAAGTCGATTTTGTATTCTTTGCATATTTTACTGATGCGTTCTGCAATTTCTTTGAGTTCATTTATTGCATCAGGACTGGTTTCGGAAAATATTTCATTTTGCGCAAGTTCTTTCATTTTGATTTTTCCGTGATTGATAATTAATGCGGTTTTTATTTCGGCAGATATGGAAGGTGTATTTTATTACTCGTCACAACGACTCTGCTTTTACGGGTAAGCCATCGCGCCCGATGAAAACTTTAATCATGCAGTCGGTAATGCATGTTTTTGTTGTGAAGTTACGAATATAGAGTTTTCTCTTTTCAATATTGTTTGCTGAAGCGATATATGTCCGACCTTCATGAAGAACATAATCGCCAGGCGTCACGCACTGACGTGGTATTTCATCAGTTCCGAAGTGATGAGCAATCATAATTATCTCCATTTTCACAAATGAACTTTGTTGATGCGGTGCCTGGTGCCTCCAGGTGGCGTTAACCAGTTAACAATTAACGCCGGGTCAGGGGACGATGACTTTCCGTGACATCCTGTCGGTTTAACTGTTCCGCGTGCGCTGAGCCGCATTCACCGCATCACAAAATTCACTTTAAAAAGGGCGGACATCAGCAATCGGCAAACCGATATCCGCCAAGGGTTACACACAGCAATGTTGTTATTCACAACCGGAAGCGCACGGTCGAAGAAATCTAACGACAATCCTTCTATGGGAAAGAGTCTTCGCCTCGCGCTTTCGTGTAGTACCCTGGCTTTTCAGGGTAATGTCTGTTCAGTAAAGTGAGAGTGCCGGAACTCACCCGTGTCCGGCGCACGATCTCCACCTCACCCGTGGAGAACTCCTCAACTACAAACCCCGTAAGGAGAGTGAATTTATGACACAAGAAGAAAAAGTGATGTTTCTGATGCGGCTGGCTGTCGATACCTACAACACACAATTCAGGGAGAAAGATATACCTCAAAAGGCAGTTCCTGCCGCGGTAGATAAGGGCGGTGCTATTGCCGTATTTTACGATGCATTTGAATCATTTTTTGATGAAAAACTCGACGCTGTTAGCGACTTCGGAACATCGAGTAATAAATAACGTTCATTACGGTTCTTAAACAACAATCAGTGGGCTTGATGTTGTTCTTTTCAAGCTCACTTGCCATCACTTCCATTATTCTTGCGCTTACACGAATTATTTGGTGGCTGTAAGCGACGCAACTATCGCTGATATTGCTGTTTATTTCTATTACTTCATTTTCACTGGCGGCGCTAAATTTGGATATGCCGTTTCCATTGTCCTGTTTCAGTGCTGTTTCCGCTATCCGGATGCGTTCCTGCGTTGCGGAATTTGGGCTAAGTCGATAAACCTGTCTGGCATCTTCCAGAAGCAGGGCGATAATGTGCTTCAGTTCTGTTTCATTCATAGTTAACTCCGGTAGTTGCAATTTATTAATATCAGGCGGTCAGCTCTTTAAGCTTCTGAACTGCTTTATTCATTTCATCCATACAGTCGATGAATTCGTCCAGTTTAAGCTGCATTTTTCCGGCGGCCTGAAGAATTTCAAGTTTTAAGGGCGCAAGTTTTTTGTTGTAATCGACGCAGGTTATTAACTCGCGGCCAGTAATATTTTGGCTTGGCACGAGATCCGGGTCTTGAACCTACACAAACTATATAGCTCTCTTCTTTCCTCGGAAGGCCAGGTGCATCCAGCAGACGGCCTAGTTCGAATTTTTTTACGTTGACACCAGGAGGAATCACCTCGACGATAAACCCGATTTTTACCTTCGTTACACCGTTTGATGAGCTTGACCATTTAACTTCATCGTTCAATTTGAACTTCATCATTAACCTCAATCGTAATAAGCCGGAATTGATTTTCCGCGTTGTTTCTGGCGGCCTGAGCAAGTCACACCCATTTCACTGCGTGGTTTGCGGTAGTAAATACGGTTCTGTTTACTCTCGACTTCTTCTGCCTTCTTGCAGCGAAGGCTTCCGAGTGATACTGCTTTGTCTGCTCCGACGCAACCAGAGATCTTTAGCGCAATCTTCCGTGTCAGTCTTTCACTACTGCGCCGCTCTGCAATAAGTTCTTCCCTGCGAGCTTTATAGCGGCTTTTTGCCGTACCTTTGGATTCTTTCCAGATTATGGTTACCATGATGGTCTCCTTTAAGTGGCTTTGGTGTATGACGCGTCGAGGTGTTTTTCTTCTCGATCGCGGCCTTGCAACTGAAATTCGCGTCATCCCCAAAACCACTTAGATTTTGGTCTCAACGGTTAGGTTGAGAGTCCATCAATGTTAAAGAGCCGGCCAATCTGTTCCGTTTGGCTTCCAGCGTCCTGCTGTTGAATTGAAGATAACCTAAGTTATCTGGTTGCGCAATAACTATATTTATCATTTTATGAAAAACGTTATAAATGACTGATAACAAAAATATTTTATTTTTTGTGGTATCCGCGTGATATTTTCAAGGGGGAAAGGCTGATTGTTATGGGTGATTGCATGTTAATCGAAGGGGAATTTGGTGTGTTGCACCAGCGGGTAGTCGAAATTCTAGGGGTGTCGTTGCTTGAGGTTATTGCTACTGGGGAAGCTATTTCAGCAGATGCTATTGCGGGAATGATCCGAGTGCTTCACCATGATGAATTGGATGATCTCGCTGTGAAGTTAGCTATAGATGTGTTACTTCAGGATATGCGACTGTGTAATTAAGTAAATAAAACCCGGCACTGGAGCCGGGGGATTTAGAAATGGCATTTTATGAATTGGCTACTTGGCGAATGGTTTACCATCGGTGGTATTGAGCACAATAAAAAGCCGTTCTTCGTGAGTGTTCTTATAGCAAAAGTTCAGTTGGAGTCTGATTACCAGCTATGTGATGACCAGAACACTCGCCCTATGATTCTTACGTTTTTGTAGAATTCTTCTCTGTTCATTACTTCATCAGGATACTCTTCGCGGTTTATCGATCTGATAATTACCGATGTTGGCGTGGCTATGAGCGTTTTTACCCTTAACAAATCAGCTTGGCAAATTGCATATGTTTTACCATCCCTGATGCTCGTATCTTGCGTGTTTACCCCCACCACATCACCATCATGGAGTGTTGGCTCCATGCTTTGCCCAACAACCCTGACCAACTTTGCCGCTTTTTCTGGAACTCCCATTTTTTTCAGGTAATAGCGCCTAAAAACTAGAGAGAATTCTGCGGACTCCTCCAATGCACAACTTCCTCCGCCAGCTGAAAGTGAAATATTTAGAAGGGGGAGCGCAACAAATTCGTCATTATCATTTTGATGATCATCCCAGGCGATAGCTTTTAAAGATGATTCCCGAGCATTAGATGGCTCTTCTGCGCTCTGTGGTCTCATTGACCCTATACCAGAGCTTAGCCATTCAGGGCGAACTCTTAACGCGTTGGCTAATTCGACCATTTTACGTGATCCGGTTGTTTTACCAGATGACATCTTTTGTATGGCTGGTTGTGATACCCCCACCATGTCTGCAAGTTGTGCTTGTGACAACCCGGCTGAACTCATGGCGGCATTTAGTCTTTCTGCGAATGTTTTCATACCTGTAATCTATAACCACGGTTATCAAAAGTAAAACAACAATTGTTATTGCTCTGGTGTATAACTCATGTTATTTTTGGTTATGCTTTATTTGCTGTAGAGGTATGCTCATGAATTTAGTGATTCAGCGAGCCTTGAATATTGTTGGCAGTCAAAAACGACTTGCAGCTGATTGCGGCGTATCACAGCCCGCTGTTCATAAATGGTTGCGAGGCGGAAAAGTTTCTCCTGAAAAAGTTTTCGCTATCGTTAATGCCACCAATGGTCAGGTTAAGGCTTACGAAATTCGCCCGGACTTACCGCACCTGTTTCCTCATCCGAACCAGGCTGAATAAGTAACACCGCTCTTTAACATTGCTGGTCGTTCACCTCTAACAGGGTGAGCAAACATCAGTGGCAAACCCATTGGGGATTGCCGCTTAACCCCATATCAATATAGGAAAATTAACAAATGTCACAAACAAGTTACAGCAAACTGTCACAGCGCGATATCGATCGCGCTGAAACGGATTTACTTATCAACCTGTCAGCTCTGACGCAAAGGGGACTGGCGAAGATGATTGGCTGTCATGAATCGAAGGTCAGTCGTACCGACTGGCGATACATCGCGGCTATTTTATGCGCGTTTCAGATGGCATCTGATATCAGTCCGATCAGCCGGGCTTTCCAGCATGCCATTAACGTTCATGCAAATAAAAAACGTCCGGTTGGGGCCGGACGTTCTGAGCAAATCCTGATGAATATCTGATATTCAGGCAGGGCATGGAGCAATACACGGGAATAATTCTGCCACATCTGGAAGAATTTCGCCAGCAACAACACCAACCGCAGCAGCCTGAAGCCGATTGGGTTAACCCGGAAATTACGGGGACCGTCTGCGGTATGGAGTAAATCTTGTATGCGAGGGGACTATGCGTAATTACGCAACAATTTCACCTCAGTTCTGGTTAGGCGATACAGGGCGAAAACTCAGGAAGTCTGGTCCGGAATGTATGGTAGTGGCGTTGTATATGATGACCTCGCCTCATTCCAATATGCTGGGCCTTTATTACCTGCCTGTTTTGTACATTGCTCACGAAACCGGACTTGATCCTGAAGGGGCTTCTAAGGGGCTTCAAATGGCTTGCGAGGCTGGTTTTTGCAGCTATGACCATGATTCTGAGGTTGTATGGGTGCATGAAATGGCAGCATGGCAGGTTGGTGAATCGCTGAAACCTGGCGATAACCGTTGTGCTGGGGTAAGAAATGAATATTCCGCGTTGCTGGAAAATCCTTTTTTATCATCCTTTTATGATAGATATAAGGATGATTTCCACCTGGATGTCAGACGTGAATCATGTCGGAAAATTGAAGCCCCTTCAGAGCCCCTTTCAAGCCAAGAACAGGAACAGGAACAGGAAAGAGATAAAACCCTTCTGGTCCATGGCGAAAAAATCGCCACGGACCCACTGGTGGATTCTTGTCCCGTTCTGACTGAACGTCCAGGACCAGCTGGCATGACACCGGAAGCAGATTCCGGGCGTTGTGTGCAGCAGGTGCTGCTCGTCGAACCGGAGCAACAACACCAACCGCAGCAGCCTGAAGCCGATTCCGCGATGAGCGGGAAGCCGATTGGGTTAACCCGGGCGATGCCGGGACCGTCTGCGGGACGAGTTGATTATCCTGACGTGTTCGAACGGGTCTGGCGTGAATATCCGCATCGGGCAGGGTCAAACCCGAAGAAATCCGCGTTCAATGCCTGGAGGGCCAGATTACGCGAAGGGGTGTCACCGGATGTCGTGCTGGATGGCGTGAGGCGTTACGCAAGATACCTGGAGGCTACCGGGAAAGCGGGAACTGAATTTGTTCAGCAGGCATCGACGTTTTTTGGCCCGAACAGGAATTTCGAAAATCCGTGGTCGCTGCCGAAGGCTGGCGCAGTCAGCCAGCGTTGCGTGAACCACATTTCTGAACCGGACACCGAAATTCCGCCGGGGTTCAGGGGGTAATCAGCCATGAAAAACATTTCGACAGGAGGGATTCTTGAACGGGTGCGCCGTCTGGCACCACCGCACGTGGCAGCACCGTTCCGGACGACCGACGAATGGCGGGAATGGCAACTGGCTGAGGGCCGTAAGCGCAGCGAGGAAATTAACCGCCAGAATCATCAGGCGCGGGTTGAAAAAATCCTGAACCGTGCGGGCATCCAGCCGCTTCACAGGAAGTGCTCATTCGAGAACTACCGGGTGCAGAACGACGGTCAGCGCCATGCTCTGAGCCAGGCGAAATCCATTGCCGATGAATTGATGACCGGGTGTACAAACTTCGTGTTCAGCGGTAAACCTGGTACCGGTAAAAATCACCTGGCAGCAGCGATTGGCAACCGGCTGATGGCGAAGGGGAGAAGCGTGATTATCGTCACCGTGTCCGATGTCATGAGCGTGTTGCATGACGGCTATGACAACGGCAAGTCCGGTGAGAAATTTTTACAGGAACTTTGCGGGGTCGACCTTCTGGTCCTGGATGAAATTGGCATGCAGCGGGATACGCGCAACGAGCAGGTCATACTGAACCAGATCGTCGACCGCAGAACGGCATCACTGCGCACTGTCGGAATCCTGACGAACCTGAATCACGCAGCGATGAGCACACTCCTCGGCGAGCGGGTGATGGACCGTATGACCATGAACGGTGGTCGTTGGGTGAGTTTTAACTGGGAGAGCTGGCGATCAAACGTTGGGCGTCAGGGTATGTGAGAATTTTTGACGAGGTAAATTTTCGATGGAAACCGTACTGCATGCACTGAAAGCGATGGGAAAAGCCAATTCTGTTGAACTGGCGGCGCGGCTTGATATCAGCCGTGAAGAAGTTCTCAACGAACTGTGGGAACTCAAAAAAAATGGCGTTGTTGATAAAACGGGTCACACCTGGTTTCTGGCTGTCGAAGGTGAATCCGGGGTAACCGAAGGGCAGGCACTACAACCTGAAGCGCCGGATGTGGTAACCGAAGAGGTCGCTCCAAAAGTTAGCGCTGACATGATGATTGAGTTTATCTCTCAGGAGGGGGCTAAAACATGTGAGGAACTGGCGGGTAAGTTCGGTGTCAGCACTCGCAAGGTTGCTTCCACGCTGGCGGTGGTAACCGCAACGGGACGCCTGGCACGCGTAAATCAGAACGGTAAATTTCGCTACTGCATGCCTGGAGATAATTTACCAGCAGAGCCGAAAGCTGCATCGGTAGCAGAAACCGATGGTAAAGCCTTTCCTCAGCCAGCAGGTGTTGCGTTACCGGTACAGGAAGCTGCAACACAGGAAGATATTAAAACAGAAACTGTGGCGGACATTGTGCAGTCGTTGCCATCGTTTACTGAAACGCGAGCGGATGACCTGGTTTTACCATCGCTGCATATGGCAAACCGCGAACTGCGTCGGGCGAAAAATCATGTCCAGAAGTGGGAGCGTGTCTGCGCCGCGCTGCGGGAGCTGAACAAGCACCGGGATATTGTTCGACAGATTGCTGATTCTTCCCGCCGTGTTGCATCGGAAAAGTGATTGCCGGAGGCGCTTATGGCAAAAGTATTTACACAAGAAGAGCGGGAAAAAATTAAGGTACAGGTTGTTGAACTTGTGCGTCTGAGCGGGCGCGAGACGTTACGGCAACTGGAAGCGAAAACAGGTGCGACAAGATATCTGATGAGTGTTCTTGCCAGAGAGCTGGTTGCCAGTGGCGATTTATACAACTCCGGCTACGGGCTATTTCCGTCTGAACAGGCACGTAAGGACTGGATAAAGGCCCGCAAAAAGATGTCGAAAGCAGCAGTGAAAAAAAAGAGCGACCCGGACCTGGTTTATTCATTACCAGACGGAGAAATACGTCGTTACGACAGGCGTCTGAACATAATCTGTCGCGAGTGCCGGAAGAGTGAGGTTATGCAGCGCGTGTTGGCGTTTTATCAGGGGAAATTTCAGGAGGTGATGCTGTGAGTACACCTGCAACCATTCTTGATATGTGCTGTGGCAGCCGTATGTTCTGGTTCGATAAGAATGACGACCGGGCGATATTTAGCGATATCAGAAAGGAAGAGCATACATTGTGCGATGGGCGACGCCTAATTATTAGCCCTGACCTGATAGCAGATTTTCGTGCATTACCATTTGCAGACGCATCGTTTCCGGTTGTTGTATTCGACCCTCCGCATCTTGAGCGTGTTGGTGATAACGCCTGGATGGGAAAGAAATATGGACGGCTGAATAAAGATACCTGGCGTGATGATTTGCGGCAGGGATTTAAAGAAGCCTTTCGTGTGTTGTGGCCACACGGTGTTCTGATTTTTAAATGGAATGAAACGCAAATACCTGTCCGCCAGATATTGGCACTAACCGACGCGAAACCAATCATCAGCCAGCGCACCGGTAAGAACGATAAAACACATTGGATTATTTTTGTGAAGGAAGCGACCAGTGGGTAAATCAAAATGCCAGGTTTATGGCAACAAGATAGAACCGTGTACGGCACTGGCAAACTCCCTTGAGCATGATGCTGAATACACGACGCGAAAAGGTCTGCTGATATACAAAATCTGGAATGAGAATTTAACTCGCGACCCTGATTTAGTGATGTTGCGTTCCGGTGAATTTTCTAAATCACCAGTTCGGGTTTCATTTTGCCCGTTCTGCGGTGAAAGTCTGAAAACATGGGAGAACAGAAATGAATGAAATTAGAGAAATACCAGTAGAACGTGATGAATATGGCTGCTGGACACATCCAGAATATGAAAAGTTCTGTGACGGTCGGGAATATATTTCAACGGAAGAGTTTAGCGCCTGGATGAAGGCAAATAATCTTCAGTGGACTATTTGCAGCATGGATGAAGATTATTTAAATCCGGTTGCAGATGACCCCGATATTTCCACCTGGGAACCGGAACGACCAGAGGGCGAAGGCTGGTTTATTGGCTCCATTCATGATACTGAAGATGGTCCGGTTTGTGTCTGGTTGCGAAACAAGGTGATGGCATAGATGAGAATAGAAAAAGCGAAAGCACAGCTCAGGATAATGCTTGCTGGTCCGGCTGCGAGTTATACGGCACATTCACCAGCCATAAAGAAGGTTCTTGATGAACTGGAAGCCAAAGACAAGCGCATTGCAGAACTGGAAGCAAGGGAAGTCCAGCTACCGGCTGGCTATGAACTTCGATATGGACACCCGATAAATGCTGATGAGCGTCATGTCATGATACCTAAAGAAAATGGTAGCTGGCTTTATCTTGCTGATTTAGAACATGCACTACGTGTTGCAGGGATTCGTATTAAAGGAGACTAACGTGGAAATAAAACCAGAAGATGAGTTAAGTAATATTGTTTTATTTCCGGTAAAAGAGGATGACCCACGTAATCAGGTTAATTTTCTTTATGAGCCATCGGAAAGACCATATTGTCATCACGACTCTGTCCGGGTTGACGAAAAAGAGCGTCAGGTCCGCTGTAAAATCTGCGGTGCAGTTGTGGAGCCGTTTGACTGGATGCTCTCTGTGGCGAAAAGAGAAACCAGACTGGCAGATGATGTAAGGCTATTGCGTCAGGAGGAACGGGAAAGGCGGAAAAATATAGAAAAGCTAATTCAGATTGAGCGTAACGCAAAAGCGCGGATGCGCAGAGCGACAAAATCCAGAACTGAATAATTAAATTTAGCACTGTTAAAAATTTAATCCTTAACCGGAGGGATTTCTGTACCCTCAGAACATCAGGAGTCCGCCTGAAAGGGCAGTAATGAAAAATGACTGAATTAACAAAAGAGCAATTAATCGAAGAAGCTAAATTAAAAATAGCGATTGCGAAATGCCACCCTAATTCAGAGATGGCACGGGTAGAGGGTGAGTTATTCAAAATTGCACTGGCATCGCTGGTAGCAGAGCCAGCTGGTAAATTGCATGAATACAAACCAGTGGGATATCAGCGTCTGGTCGACGAGTTAACCATGCTGGTAAAGCAGTTAGCCTGGCAACTGAGGAAAGCGAAACCGGGCTGCAAATTACCGGATAAAGCGATGGACTATCTGGAGCGAAACGGACTTATAAGCGTGGAGGATGTTTTACGATGACCTGGCCTGAGGCGTTCACAACGGCAGGAATTGCACTGGCGGTGGCGCTGGTGGAGTATTCGATTTGCCGCTGGGGTTGACGTAATTACTTATCCGGGATTATATTCTTCGCACGGTCGAGTTGGCCGTCGGGATTGGAACCCCGGATAGAGACCGCGACAAACACACGCCGCGAGCGTGTTTTTTATTGTCGTATGCACGCGCACATCTGAATTATGGTGGGGCGCATGGGGGAGCTGAAAAGCTCGCCGGTCGGTTTCCCGGTAGTTCCAACCCTGTGCGTCTCACCACCCGATGATTGGAACCTTACGGTGGTGATAGTTTAGAAACCACTAGAGGGCGTCATTATGACAACTCAAATCTCTGTTGAAACCATCTCCCCGATTACCCATAACCAGATTCTTGTTATTACCACCGAGCTTTTGGCACAACTTTATGGCACCGAAACTAATAACATCAAAGTGAACTATACGCGCAATGCCGAGCGTTTTGTTTGCGGGAAGCACTACTTCAAATTGGAAGGGGCTGAATTGCGGGAATTTAAGAACAAGGTTACTCAAAGTAACTTAGTTGCACCGCGTACAAAGCACCTCATCCTCTGGACAGAACGCGGCGCAGCCCGTCATGCAAAAATGCTCGAAACCGATCGAGCGTGGGAAGTATTCGAAAAACTGGAAGACTGCTATTTCAGCCTGGGAAAAACAATACAAACCGAACAGCAGTCGCAGATTCAGCCACAATTCACAGCCGAGGAAATCATCCTCCTTTGCTACATGCAGCTCTGGATGGAAAAAGCCCAGAACATCAGCAAACACCTGTATCCCATTATGAAAGAGCTGAACTCCTCATACACGAACAAGCTGTATGACATTGCGTTTGAAACCATCTACATGGTGACGAAGAACAGAGACGCGCTACTGCGGGAGGCGGCACGGCTTGACCAGTCAAGTTTCGTTATCCAGCGGGCCAGACCAATGCTGAAAAGCCTGCGGGCAAGACAATTCGAGTTTTAAGGCCAGATTTGACAAATCCGCATTAGCGGGGATATATTCCGCTCCATGGTGCTGAACACACCTTCGAAAGCGGAAACCGCGCCCGTCAGTCATGCGGATTTTTTATGTCCATTTTTCAGATATGGTCGGGTAGCGCGTATACCGAAAAACAGCCGCAAGGCTAAGGATGCGGGCCGAACTTTCGACGGTGTTCAAGTACCCGACCGCCCTGCTGAACACGGGGTGATCTGAACGAATCGAAAGGACATAAAACTATGAGCACTCAACTTGTATTCCACAATGTTCAATTCCAGACCGTTCAACGAGATGGTCTACTGTGGTTGTCTGCCCCCCAAATAGCCAGCGCGTTACAATATGCAGATCAAAGCTCGGTAACACGCATCTATGCCCGTCACGCAGATGAATTCACAAACGGTATGACAGCCTCGGTCAAATTGACCGATCCTAAAGGGGACAAGCAAGAGACTCGCATCTTCTCATTACGCGGCGCTCACCTAATAGCGATGTTTGCTCGAACTCCAATAGCAAAAGAGTTTCGTCGCTGGGTATTGGATATTCTGGACCGTGAAGCTGAAAAAAGCGCTATACCGCCACAACCTCATATTCAGCCGCAATTCACAGCAGAAGACATCATCCTGCTCTGCTACGTTCAACTCTGGATGGAAAAAGCACAACAACTCAGTAAACAGCTATACCCCGTCATGAGAGAACTGAACTCTGATTACTACGGGAAACTGTTTGATCTGGCCTACGAGACTCGTCATATAACCAACCGGACTCGCGACACATTGCTCCGCGAAGCAGCAAAACTTGATCCCGCCAACTATATGGTGCATAGGGCCAGAAGCATGCTGGCGCAACTACGGGCAAGACAATTTGAATTCTGAAACTAAAGGAGCTTCGGCTCCTTTTTTGTTGGGAAAATCCAATGAGAGGGAATAATGAACCAGACTATCTTCCTCCGAAGTAAGCAGCAGCAACAATTCGCCATTAACGCCATCCTTGCAACAACTCTCGATAAAGACAAGCCAGTCACCATCCGCATTACTGACTACAAGCGCAAGGAATTACTATATGGTTGAAATTGGCAACAGATACGGACTCCTGGTGGTATTACGAAAAGGAGATCCATATATAAACCCAAGAGGTAAAGTTGGAGAAAGCCGATGGGTTTGTCGGTGTGATTGTGGAAAGGAAAAACTTATTTATCGTTCGGCCCTGACAACAGGTAGAACTAAATCATGCGGATGTCTTGTAAAGAAATCGGCAGCATTGAGATGTGCAAATAACGGAAAACCCAGGAAAAGGAAGGGCGCATATTCTTCATGGGCCCAAATGAAATCTAGATGCAATAACCCCGAAACACCAGGATACAAAAACTATGGAGGGAGGGGGATTCGCGTTTGTGAACGGTGGAATTCATTTGATCTTTTCCTGGAAGACATGGGAGAGAGGCCTGACGGATGCAGCATTGATCGTATTGATGTCAATGGTGATTACTGCAAAGAGAATTGCCGATGGGCTACTGACCGAGAGCAAAAGCTCAACACCAGAAGAACGCGAAATCTTACAGCGTACGGGAAAACAATGACCATTAAAGAATGGAGTGAAGAAACAGGCATACCCTACTCAACGATTACAGTAAGGCTAATGAGAGGAAAAACCATAGAAGAGGCGCTATCTAATGGAAAGACAAAGGTATCATCTGATTAATGAATCCGTCAGAGCTAACGCATTAAACGCAGTAAAATCCGCCCCCGATAAATTCATCATAGACATCCGCAAACCAACAAGAAAATTATCTCAAAATGCCAAATTTCACGCGATGGTCGCTGATATCTCCCGACAGGTTCAGTGGTGCGGCAGATGGCTAAAACCAGAACAGTGGAAAGTTTTGTTAATCAGCGGTCATGCCGTGGCGACAAAACAGGAAGCTGATGTTTTGCCAGGTCTTGAAGGTGAATACGTCAATATCCGCGAAAGCAGTGCGCAGATGAGCGTGAAGCGTATGGCAAGCCTGATTGAGTACACAACTTCCTGGGCTGTGGAGCAGGGGATCAGATTTACCGACAGGAGGTATGAATGAGACGAAAGCGACGAAGCATCACCGATATAGTCTGTGAAAACTGCAAATACCTTCCAACGAAACGCTCCAGAAATAAACGCAAGCCAATCCCAAAAGAATCTGACGTAAAAACCTTCAACTACACGGCTCACCTGTGGGATATCCGGTGGCTAAGACATCGTGCGAGGAAATGACAATGCTTTTAATTCAACCTGGATTTGGCCTTAGCATCAAAAAAGGGCACATGTTTGGCGAGAAAGAGTCTCAACGAAAAATGGTGTCTATCCAGTTGCCATTTATCAGTATTTATTGGCTAAACAGGGAGGCAACAAATTATTGGTATACATGCGCCAGAGCAGCATTTAACGACCCTGACTGGTTTGTGAAAAACCACCACGCAGTTCGTCAGGCAAAGAGAAAGGCCAATACGACATACATGAAGGCGTATCGAAAAGCATGGAAAGAACACCGCGATCGATACCAGCAAGACATGGAAAAGCTTGAATCAGAAAACATGGAATTAAGACGAAAGCTTGGTGAAGCAAAACGAGACATTGATGCTTACAAGCGACTTTTTAATGGTGAAAGCCATGCTTAGTCCATCCCAATCTCTTCAATACCAGAAAGAAAGCGTCGAGCGAGCTTTAACGTGCGCTAACTGCGGTCAGAAGCTGCATGTGCTGGAAGTTCACGTGTGCTCCGATTGCTGCGCAGAACTGATGAGCGATCCGAATAGCTCAATGTACGAGGAAGAAGACGATGAGTGATTATCTGAAATGGTATCTCTGCTACCGCTGGTTAATTAAGTTTGCTGTAAAAGACTGGATGACAGCGGATGCCAACAAGCTTAAGCAAAGAAAGGACTATTACTACGCCAGAATGAAGGAAAACTACTGCTCAATTCGCACTCGCATATTTATTAAAAAAGACCTTCAGTCAATTCTTCAATTGCGAGGGAAGGTAAATGGCTAACCTACGCAAAGAAGCGCGCGGCAGAGAATGCCAGGTACGTATTTACGGCGTATGCAATGGCAATCCTGAAACTACAGTTCTGGCACATTACCGGATGGCTGGAATTTGCGGAACGGGAATGAAGCCTGACGACCTGATCGGCTCATGGGCTTGTAGCGCGTGTCACGATGAAATCGACCGACGCACCCATAATCTCGACAACAAAGACGCCAGACTTTACCACCTGGAAGGCGTGATCAGGACGCAGGCGATACTACTGAAGGAGGGGAAAATTAAGTCATGAATGAATATGAGTTTGTGCTTCCCTGGCCGCCGACGGTGAATACCTACTGGCGAAGACGGGGAAGCCAGTACTACATCAGCGATAAAGGCCAGAAATACCGAAAAGACGTACAGCAAATCATCCGGCAACTCAGATTAGACATTTTCACTAAATCACGACTTAGCATCACAATTATTGCTGAACCACCAGATTCCCGCCGTCGCGACCTCGATAACATCCTGAAAGGTTTACTCGACTCTCTTATCCACGCCGGATTTGCGGAAGACGACGAGCAATTCGATGACATTCGCGTAATTCGCGGCGTGAAAGTGCCTGGCGGTAGAGTGGGGATAAAAATCACCGAACTGGAGAACATTTGATGAATGCTAAAATTCAAACGATACCTGAATTACTGATCTGCACCAGGGGAAATCAGACAGAAGTCGCCAGAATACTGAACTGCAATCGTGCCACAGTCAGAAAATACATTGATGATAAAGATGCGAAAAAGCACGCCGTCGTCAATGGAGTCCTTATGGTTCATCGCGGATGGGGTAAAGATACTGATGCGTGATATCCAACAGGTTCTGTCCCGATGGGGTGCATGGGTGGTAAATAATCATGAGAGTGTGGCATGGTCCGGCGTCGCTGCCGGATTTAAGGGAGTGATCCCATCAAAGGTTAAATCACGGCCTCAGTGTACCGATGATGATGCGCTGATTATCAGCAATTGCATGGCGCAACTGAACGTCAACAACAGCGATTTGCATGATTTTCTGTATGATTATTATGTGTTCGGGATGACGCTTATGGGACTGGGCCGTAAGCATGAGCGCTCTGATTGCTGGGCCGGGCGGGTACTGCAAAAAGCTGAAGGTGTTATTGAGGGGATGTTGATTATGCAGGGAATAGAACTGGAAATGGACAGATACGTTGAGCGTGAACGATCAGGGGCACAGGTCAGTCAGTTTTCCGGACATACGGGAAATTGAAAGCGCGGGGTTTTACTGTAGAATGACTGCGGGTGCTTGAGGGTGTCTGCCTCGGGCATGCTGCCGTAAGGCAGACGGAGAAAAGCCCCAGTTAACATTACGTGTCCTGCAAGACGCTTAACATTAATCTGAGGCCCAATCTATGTCACACAACCGTAGGTTAGCCTCTTACGTGCCGGAAGGCAAGGAGAAGCAGTCTATGAAGCAGCAAAAGGCGATGTTAATTCGCCCTGATCGTCATCTGTTTAACTGTCATAGTGACGGCACTGGTAACGAGGAAAGACCTCTGCGAGGTACGGATCCGAACCGGCCAGACGGAGGTCGCTGTCTTCGTAGACTACGAATCTGA